TGTATTTCTATCATAGAACAGGGCGGTTGCAACACCAGCTCGACCAGTCAATCGGTTCTTGAGAACACGAACGATGGTTGTATTTGCCAGTGTCTGGTCTTGGTTTTGTCTGTCACGCTCAAGTGCAATGACTGTGTTTGGTACTGAAGACAACGAACCAGAACCACGAAGATCCTGTAGGGTAATTCTATCGCCTTCCTCATATGCCTTCTCTGTCTTGCGTAGCTGCGATACGATGTCGATGTGTACGCCTGTGCGTACAGCCAACGACCGCAATTCCTTCATAAGTGTGTCGATGATGATTCGCTCGGAACCACCACCGTCGATGTCCTTGTCGGATACACCCATGAGTCCAGCCGCAGCTGCTGTAATGTGGTCTAGAACGATGACATCAACCTTGAGGCTGACTGCCATGTATTCCATTCTAGCCAGAAGATTCTGCATGGCGTTGTTCCCTAGGTGATCGTAGATGTACAGACTGGTTTCCGACAGCTTGCGCTTTGCCTCGGCATACTCATCATCTGAGAACTCGTTGACAAAGTCGATGTTGATCGGGTGCTTGCCCATGCGAACACGAAGCTCGTTCATCATCTGCGCTGCACGGATTGCCCTGACTGGCTTGTTGATCATGAGGCTGATCATGTCATCCATAGTTTCTTGTGGAGACTCTTCCAACATGATGCAGCCGACAGATCGCTTCTCATCGAGGTGGTGGTGCATCAGCTCTCTAAGAAGAGTAGACTTGCCGCTACCAGTGCCGCTAGCCCACAGCGTGATCTCGCCAGATCGTTGACCAATCAGAAACTCTGACAGCTTGTCAAACGGAAATGGATATACCCTTGAGGTTGAGATCTCGCTGGAGTCAACAATCTTGGACACATGCAAGATCTCGTCTGGCGAGTAGATCTGTGCTTCCCAGATTGCAGATACAACCGCCTTGCCTTGGTTGTTGACCAAGCAATCGTTTGCATCCTTCATAGGAAGAGATGCGATCTTGCACCTTCCTGGTGGTAGGATCTCGCTGCAAGCCTTAGCTGCAGACATTCCAGCATCGTCCATGTCAAAGCACAGCACGATCTCCTGATAGGAAGATACGAACTCTAGGTTATCCTTGAGTGCCTTGACAGCAGACTGTGCTCCATTGGGAATTGAAACTACAGGCCAAGTGCCGCCAAGCAATTGGCACACTGTCATGCAGTCGATCTCTCCCTCGGTGATCACAAGCCGTTTGCCGCCCATCTTCCACAGATGCTGACCAAACAGCTGGATGTTCTTAGGAGTACCCTTCCAAGCAAACTGCTTGTTTGGCCCGCGCAAATGCTGGGCAACGATATCTCCAGCTTGATCCCTGTAGTTTGCAATCTCGACATCCTTGCCGTTTACGGTTGCAACCTGATAATCGAACTGTCTGCAGGTAGACTCAGACAGCCGTCTCTCCGTTAGGTCGGAGAACGAACCATTGATTTTATTAGTTAGCTTTGTAATTACTGTTTCCACAACATCTCCAGTAGAACTTGTATGATAGCCGCAAGCAAAGCAATGGGTATGACCATCAGAGTATACGGCAAGGTTATCGCTTGAGACATCCTTACCGTTGCTTGCACAGCGCGGACAACGCGATCTGTTGATGACTTCACTCATCTTCCTTCCAATAGCAAACGACCTTGCCTGTTAGAACCTGATCTAAGAATCCAGCAACACCATCAAGTAGTTCTTTCTCTTCTTCTGGCTGAAGGTCAGCAACGAAGTCTACGACCTCTAGCTGTTCTCGAAGAAGATTCATATCAATACCTACACGCTTCATGTTTTACCAGTACTCCATCCTGATTTGTATACCAAACTTCATCGAACATTGTCTGGACCCACGGCATGCAATACTTGCATGGCTTGGACATTCCAAGCTTTCCCGTTGGACTTACCCGTGTGTTCACAAGAACAAGCTTGTCTGATCTTCTAGACTTGCTTAGCCTGTTGTATGCGTCCAACTCTGAGTGAATAGTCGGATACCTATAGCCAAGCTGAACAGCCAACGGGTGGGTCTTCTCTCTGTTTTCCTGACCAATAGAAACTATCTTGTTCTTGTGCAGAACAAAGGAAAGATGTGTTCTTGTGCTGTCTGCAAACGACTTCGCAAGCTCAAGAATGCTGAGTAAGTGCGGCCCAACTGATTGGGAAGTACTGTGAGCAGATCTCTCCAACTCGGTGTGCATATTCCTGCGTCTCTTTCTGGGTGTGCGGATCAGCCCGCAGCGCATACATTCTCGACCAACCGTACAATGAACCAGTCCAGATCCACTCGGTCATCATCGACTGGGGAAGAATGGCTCTTGCCTGTTCTGGGCAGATGCCGTTGCTTACCGCATTCTCATACAATGTCTTAGTATAGTTGTTGATGAACTTGAGACTGGAGGCAAAGTCATCGGTGAATCTATTGATCTCCGAAGAAGAACCCTGCTTGATGTTGTCGGCAGAGTTTCTGAACTGGTCTGTCCACCAGAACTCTGGCTCATTCTTGACATACCGTCTGCTTACTTCGTTCCATGCAAACCCAACTTGATGCTTGGCCAGCTGCCTAGCAATGAAGATAGGAGCACGGAAGCGCATCTTTACGGTGACATGGGCAAATGGACTCCAATGGTTGTGCTCAGCCAGATACTCAATCAACTTGCAATTTTGATTTACCGTGAACAGATCAGCCGACTTGTTCATGGATACCCGTGCTGCATCACACACATCCTCATCTGTTCCCATATGATCAATGTATTCAACAATCATCATCGCTTTCCCGCTTCCAAGATAGGAAGGTTGGTTTCCGTAGGAACATATATCACGGAGTTGTTTCCGTTCTCAAGGTTCTGAATCCAAAGGTAGCGGAGATAGGACTCGTTGTTCTTAAGAGACTCACCGATGATTCGATTAGCTTCTGCCACTCCCTTTGCACGGGCAATCTCAGCAGCTGCTAGAGCTTCTGCTGACTCTAGCTTTGCCTTTGCCTCAAGGATGGTGATCTTACGGTTTCCATCTGCTTGTGCAAGCTCTGCCAAACCCTGTTGCTCTCGTTCCCACACTCTGTACTTCGGGCCAATATAAGCACAACCACCTATAAAGCCAACAATCAAAAAGGTTGCAAGACCAATAATAATTCCCCAACCAATCACATCTTCTTTATTCGTCGTCATCATCCCACTCCTGTAAGATTCTAGATTCGATCTCTTCTTCGTAAACACTGAGGATTGTCTCAATAAGGTTGTTCAATGTTTTTGGTCCGCTCGGCGTTGGGGTTACCTCAAACAACTCAGTACCAAAGATCTTTATGGTACGGATATACCTTGTGTTGTTCTCATACAGCATCTGGTCTTCCTCGACAGTAGCGTCGATGATAAGAATACCAGAGTAGAACTCTCCATCAAAGTCAACATCAAAGTCGTATTCAATTGTTACCATGAATTAAGTTTTCTCCTTACCCATAAGCCAGTCTTCTCGATACAAAACACAGAACGGTTGCTTGTAATGAGGCATAGCATATAAGGACTCTCCACGCTCAACCCACAAGATTTGTTCTGGCGTGTACCTTGACTGTAGTTCACCATACGCAGTAACTCTGCAAAGCTTTTGTTTGCCAAACTTTTCTACAACTGCACGGTGGGGTTTACCCTCGCTCACGGCTTCGCCTCCTTCTCAAAGCAGTCCCAGCCGCGCCGCTTGGCGTATCGGCGCGACACCATCGGCCCGTATGCGTAGCACACCTCCCGCCGCGCCTCGTCGCGCTCGGCGGTGAGGGCATGAATCCGCTCCCATAGTTCCGCCATGATCGCGTCCTGATCCTGAATCCTGCGTTGAGTGCCTAACGCCTCTACGCGCAGCCGCTCGATCTCGTCGGCGGCGTCAAGTAGCATTTTGCCGTAATCGCGGCTTGCATAAGCCTGAAACTCGCCAAGCGCATTGGCCTCAAGTCGCAACCGCCTAACCATCGAAATCTTTTCGCTCACTTGCCGTCCTCCTTGAAGCAGTCCCAACCGCGCCGCTTGGCGAATGCTTTCGCCTTTCGTGGATCGAATCCGCTAAGTACGGAACACAACTCACGCTGCGCTTTATCGCGTTCTTCGCGCAAGGACTCATCTGCCGCTTGCCGCTGCGCCTTGAGCGCGGCGACCTCGGCGAGAAGTTGCGCGATTACCACAGCACCGTCCTCCCGCTCCATCTGACGGCGTATTTTCGCGGCATCCGCTGTTTCAAAGCCGTATCGGCAAGGCGTCTCGCGGAGCCGCGCCATCACCACTTCAGCCCACGATAGTTCTGTGTCGCTCATCGCTCCCCCTTCCGCGCGTCGCGCGGAGGCTTCGGAAGCGGCATCCAGTGCGTTACTTCGGGAATTTCTCGCCCTTCGTAGTGATCGCGCCACGGCGACTGCCCCAACGATCCGCCATTTCCGTATCCGCGGTGGTAGTACCAGTCGTACGACCCGACCTCAACAACGCCATCTCGGGATGCCAGCAGCAACGCAGGTGGATTGACATAGCCGACCTCATCCCGTCTATGTGGTCCGTCTAGCCCACTGCCTCGCGGCGCTGTCTCAATGGGTCTCCACACGAGCGCCTCGTCGCGCTGCTTCTGCATCGCGGCGAGTTCGGCGCGGAGGCGGTCTATTTCTTCCGTGCTTTTTACCCACTCTTCATGTCTATCGCTCATTGGGATTCCTTTCTAAAGCTATCTACTGACTCGGTCAAAGCACTCCATACAGCATCCCAGTTACATGAATAGATTGAATCGTCATAGCAATCTTCTTCAATGTCTGTGTAGAAAACAAGAATTTCCTGTTCCTTGTCTTCGAATTCCTTAAGTTCCTTGATCAACTCCGCAACAGTCATCATCATAGCCATCAGTCCCTTCATCTAGGTTTGTTAGAGTTTCAAGTGGATGTTCTCACACCACCTTAGTTTCATAGATATACCTTAGTACACTTATAGATACCAACAAGATCTGAGTCGTTGTATTCTTCATTGAAGATTTGAAATACTTGATCTTCATCATTAGCAAAAATGACATCGTGTTCTTCTGTGATTTTTTCTACTACTTGAATAGCTTTATTCTCAAAAACGATACCTTGCTTATAGTCTGATGAGCGTTTAACCACCCAGTCTTTTTT